TTCATCACCGTCTTTGATGATAGTTGCCTTGCGAACCTGCACGTTCTTGTGCGGCCCACGAACTTCGCAGTCATATTCAAATTCTTTAGTTAGTGCCATTGTATTGTTTCCTTCTATTTATCGTGGCGTGATTGCCACCTGTCCGACCCGACTTCCAGACGGGTTATACTGTGTAAATTAAAGTAGCCATAATAAAATTGTCGTTAGTCGCTGTTTGCATATTTGAAACTTGAGGGTTCTGGTCAATACTAGACCTAGAATCACTTGATGAGTTTGCAGTTAAAACAACATAGTCATTAGCATCATTGATGTATCCCGCTTGAGGGTAAACAGTAGTAAACTGACTAGAATATCCTATATTCAAAGTGCCTGCTCTAGCCGAACCGTGACCATCTGCTGTAAAAGGCAAACCGCCAATTAAAAGACTACCAGAACCTCCACTTACAGAGTCCGTCCTTATAACAATATTGGCAATAACCTGACGACCTATTTTTGTATACCGACCAGAGGTTTGACCATCGTATGTTACTGTTGGGTCTGTTGTAAATCCTTTATATATAGGAGTAAACGTGCCTTCCTCAAAATCATCCAGCACAGACGATGATGCGTTGCTGCCTTCAGATGCGCTGAAGTCAATGCCACTGCCGTTATCAAATGATATGTTTGCAGTTAAATTACCAATGCCTTCATTAATAATTTTGCTGATTGCCATTAGGTAATCTCCAGATAACTCATTGTTACGTCTGCAGCTACCGAAGTATCTGACTCTACAATCACAACATCAGTAGGCTCAAGGACAACCTTCTGGTCACCGCCCACTACTACCAATGCACCACCTGCAGGGATAGGGGCATTCTTAACCAAGTGAATTTTAGAAGCACCCCCATCATTAATCTTAACATCTACAGCAATCTGTGAGTTAATAATGTTAGCAACTGTCAAGCCAATAATAGTTGTTGACGTAGCTGACGGACATACATAAACAGATACTTCAGTTGTGCCTACAGAGGAAGCAGTAGATAATTTAAATGAGTTAGCCATGTGAATATTATACCCTAAAAGTTAGCCCAATGCAATAGCAAATGCCACGGCAGCTGCGGCTGCATTAGCTACAGAGGTAGCCATTGTGGAGGAAACACCTGCGGTTAATACAGATACATCATTAATACGAGTCTCTAAAGAAGCAGAGGTAGCTACACTTGCTCCTGCAACAATCCCAGTAAGGTTAGAACCATCACCATAATATGTTTGAGCAGAAACAATTGATGTATGTAGATTGGGAATATTAGCACTGGTAATAGAACCACGAATAAACTCAGCGGTTGTACCAGAAACAGTTCCTGTATATAAAGTTTGAATCCCTGCTTTGTCTGCAGTAACTGTAGCGCCTATATAAATTACAGTATCACCTGAACCTGCGCTTGTAGTAATATTTAACGTATCTCCTGCAAGGCGCATAAAGCTTCTGTCGCTACCGCCGCCAGTAGATGTTGCATAAATTTTAATTTGTTCGTTGTTACCAAAGGTTGCAGTCGTATCGTTTTTTACGATAACGTCACCTGTAAATGTTCCGCCAGCTTTAGGCATAGCTGCAACTGCAAGCGTATTTACAGAAGTAATAGCTGCCAAGTTAAGAGCAACAGTAGAAGCATTGGCAGCAATGGACGTATTAGCCAATGCAATGTCTTGTGCATTAGCAGCAATGGCAGAAGCATTCACATCATTAACTATAGTATTAATCGAAGTAATGGCATCTGTATTCACTGTTATCTGAGTTTGTAAACCTGCAGAAACATTAGCAATACTTGTTGCCATTGTAGAGCTAAGAGTAGCTGCACGAGATTCGAGAGTAGAGCTTACAGTTGCAATTCGAGTTTCAAGTGTTGCTGATACATTAGCAATGCTCGTCGCCAACGTAGAAGATACTGTAGCAATTTTTGAATTAATAGAGGTAATTGCATCTGCATTCGCAGTAATGCTTGTATTAGCTGTGTCAAGTCCTGCAGATACTGTATCAATCCCTGCAGATACTGTATTAATATTTGTCTGTAAGGCAGAGCTTACACCTGCAATACGAGTCTCAAGTGTAGCCGATACATTTGCAATAGATGTTTGTAATGCTACATTAGTGGTTGACAAGGTAGCAGAAACTGTGTTAATATTAGTCTGCAAGGCTGCGGAGGTAGATACTAGATTAGCAGAAACACTATTTATATCTGTTTGAAGATAAATAGAAGTATCTGCAATCCTACTTTCTAATGTAGCAGAAGTAGCAGCCAGTGTACTACTTACACCTGTAATCCTAGTTTCTAGTGCAGCAGATACAGTAGCAAGCCCCAAAGATGTAGCTACTGCATCTCCTCCTACAGTAATATTCTCTGCAGAAACAAGAGAAGCAACAAGCTCACTTAAATTAAATGTTGATGCAGAAACCTCACCAGTAACAGTAAAGTTACCGTTTACCTTAGCTTCATTAGTAGAAATTTCAAGTGCAGTATTAGTGCCGCCACCGTCTTGTACTCTACGAAGCGTTCCGTCTACACCATCATTAGATACACTGGAGTTTACCTGCAGAATATCTTTATAAGTATTTGCAATCTTTTTACCTGTTAAATCTGCCATCTAAACTATATTCCAATTCTTATCTAATAGTTCCCACTGATATATTGTTCCTAGTGCAGCATCAGCATCTTCCCAGTTTATGTTTCTGTCATTATTTAGAGGAGGCCTTGCATCTCTAATATACATGCTTCTGTCAATAGTTGAAATAATTTTATTCTGTGGATGGTTTACTAAATCATAACCTCTTTCATTGTCTTGTGGGCAAACCCAAAGGCCGTAGCTATTCTTTTTCATTATAGAGCGTGAGTAAGAAAACCCACACACATCACAAAGAACTTTATTATGTTTGCCTCTTGCCATTTTAAATCTCAGGTAACCACGCAGAAACAGGTACTACAGATACTTCTAATGTCTCTAAAGGTCTAGGGTCATAAACACTTTCATCGTCTGTAACATTTATTCTTTTGTTTTGTGGGTGATTAGAAACATCAAACTTACCGTCAAAATCTGCATGGCAAACCATCATACCATAGCTATTCTTTTTTAGTTCGTTTAGTTTATATTGAAACCCACATACATCACAAATACCTAAAGCCTTTGTCATTAGTATTTCAAACGAGGAGTAAGATGCAAGCTTGCACGTTCCTTGTCCTCCTCTTGCGCTCTCATAAGCCTTTCTTCATATTCACTTTTAATCATCTGGATTCTATTCATATCTACACCAGGACGCTTCATTGACATAAAGTATGCTGTACCTGCAGTCAAGCAAGGATAAAAGCGGCGTGAAATATCTGCAGTTTGAGCAGAGCGTGATACGTCTTCAAAATATTTTACAGTTTCAAACTTAACCTTATCTGTGCTGTTTTCTGGAATAGGCCAAAGATATACTACAGGATTGTCACGCTCTCTACGTATTGCATATTGTGTAGGACGACCTGTCTGACCTTTACGTGGAATCTTCAAATACTCTTCCATGCTAATACGTTCAAGTTGTAAGTCGGTATTATCTCTATTGACTACTGCTTCTACAACATCAATATTATGTGCATCAAGGCTGTATGCTGATACACTAGTCGCTACGGTCACCGCCGTAGTATTAACTGTCCAAAGCTGAATACCACGGTTTTGCCAATCTTGCAGGAGCAAGTTAATAGAACGGCGTGCTGAACGAGGCTCTTCACCCAGCGTAGGCTCACCGCCAATCATTTCCATTGCTTCTTGGATTACCTCATCAATATCCATTGAGAAGCTATATGTACCTGATGTTGCCATTATGCTTTTCTCCTACGTTTGGTGCGACCAGCACAGTGAGCCTTTTGACTGAAGCCTCTTGGACTTTTACAGTTTATAGACTTTTTGCGCTTTGCAGACCACCTCCTTTTCTTGGAACCAGGTTTACTCACCTGCTGGCTGGTCGCTGACCTTGAAATAGCCATTACCACTTAACCTTATGTGACCAGTACTTTGCACTCAGCTTTGTTGTGGGCTTGCCCTGTGCATTGTGACGAGCATAGTAAGAACGTTTACGTGCTTTGTCTTTTTTTGTTTTAGGGTTTTTGCCTGCACCCTTTACACCTTGCTGACCAAAACGAACCAGCTTAACTTTGTTGCCTTCCTTGGCCAATACAGCATGGCTTTTGGTCTTGTGACCAGGGGTACGCTTTGGTTTGTTATACCCAGAAAATCTTTCGCCTCTATAAGTAATTGCCATTAGTATAAACGGTTGTGTGGTGCGCCGCCTTTCTTCTTAGATGCTACACTGCCCCCACCTTTTTGGCCTACAGGCTTAATCAAGCTACTAGGAACTTTACGACCATATTTTTTATAAACATCAATAAGCTTTTTGTTTTTAGCTTCAGGCTTAAGGTTCATGCCTTTTACTTGCTCAACAGCTTTAGCAAAATCTGTTTTTCCAGTGCTAATAACAGTTTCAGGCTTACCTGTTCTTTTTTGTTCAGCTGTTGTTCTTTTGCTTTGAATAGCGCCCTTTTTTTTCAAATCAGAAAGACCTTCACGCATAAGTGCGCCTGAGCCTTTTTTTCTAGCTGCATCCATACGTTTTACTTTTTCAGCGCTTAGTTTCTTAGGCT